TCGGGGGCTCATCCTGCGCAAGACCTACCCCCAGCTCAGTGATCTGGTGGACAAGAGCATGGCCTACTACAAGCGGGCTTTTCCTACGGCGCAGTACAACGCCACCAGCCATGTGTGGGTGTTCCCCAGCGGGGCAAAGATCTACTTTGGTTCCATGCAGTACACCAAGGACCGCACAAATTATCAGGGCAAGGCCTTCGACTTCATCGGGTTCGATGAGCTGACCCATTTCGAGTGGGAAGAGTACAGCTATATGATGAGCCGCAACCGCCCTACCGGCCCGGGCACCCGGGTCTACCTGCGGGCCACCACCAATCCCGGCGGTGTGGGGCACGGCTGGGTGAAAGCCCGGTTCATCACGCCTGCCCCGCCCGGCACCCCCATCGTGGAGCAGTTCCCGGTGCGGATGCCGGACGGAACCGAGAAGGTGCTGGAGCGGGCAAGGGTGTTTATCCCGTCCAGCGTGTTCGACAACCCCGCCCTGCTGGAAAATGACCCGGACTACCTTGCCAGTCTGGCAAGCCTGCCCGAGGCGGAAAAGCAGGCCCTGCTCTATGGCAGCTGGGACAGCTTTTCGGGGCAGGTGTTCACCGAGTGGCGGAACGACCCGGCGCATTATCAGGACCAGCGCTGGACCCATGTCATTGCGCCCTTTGCCATCCCCAGACACTGGAAGATCTACCGGGGGTACGATTTCGGTTTCTCGAAGCCGTTCTCGGTGGGGTGGTACGCGGCGGATGAGGAGGGCAGGCTTTACCGCATCAAGGAGCTGTATGGCTGTACGGGCCGCCCCAACGAGGGCCTGCGCATCGACCCGGTGGAGCAGGCAAGGCGGATCCGGGAGGCAGAGCAGAACGACCCGATGCTCAAGGGCCGCACCATTCTGGGGGTGGCTGACCCTGCTATCTTTGATGAGAGCCGGGGCGAGAGCATTGCCGCCATGATGGAGCGGGGCCCCCATTTTCTCCACTGGGTCCCCGGTGACCACACCCGGCTGGCGGGGAAGATGCAGTTCCACTACCGGCTGGCGTTCGATGGGGAGGGGCGGCCCATGTTTCAGGTGTTCAGCACCTGCAGGCACTTTATCCGCACCCTCCCGAACCTGGTCTATGACGAGAGCAATGTGGAGGACATCGACACCCGGCAGGAGGATCATATCTATGACGAGTGCCGCTATGTGCTGATGGAAAATCCCATCTCCCCGCCCCGGCAGACTGCGCAGCCTCCGGTGGGGGACGACCCGCTGGAGCTGCACCGGAGGGCAAGATTTTACAGGGTATAAACCTCTCAGGCGCGAAGCAATGACGGAGAGGTTTACAGGAAGGAGCATTATGAGCGAATTGGATGACAAACTGCCGATTGAGGCAGAGCAGGTGGCCGAAGCCACTGCCATTTTACAGAAATACAAGGCCGGAAAAGCCGCGCTGGACAAACGCATTGTGGACAACGAGCTGTGGTTCCGGATGGGACACTGGAAGAACTACCAGAACCCCATGATGGAGGGCAAGCCCCAGCCTGCCAGTGGGTGGCTGTTCAACAGCATTGCCAACAAGCACGCCGATGCCATGGACAATTACCCGGCCCCCAACGTTTTGCCCCGGGCGGCAGACGATGCGCAGACCGCACAGGTGCTTTCCAGCATCCTGCCGGTGGTGCTGGAGCAGGCAGACTATGAACAGGTGTACAGCGACACCTGGTGGCGCAAGCTCAAGCAGGGCACCGGGGTCAAGGGCGTGTTCTGGGACCCGGAGGCCCGGGGCGGCGTGGGAGAGATCGCCATCCGGCCCATGAACCTGCTCATGCTCTACTGGGAGCCGGGCGTGGCAGATATCCAGGCCTCGCCCCACTTTTTCTCCCTGAGCATGGAGAACACCAAACAGCTGGAAAACCGCTGGCCCCAGCTGAAGGGCCACAGCGCCAGTGTGCTGGATGTGCCCCGTTTTCTCCACGACGGCGGGCTGGACACCACCGAAAAAAGCGTGGTGGTGGACTGGTACTACAAAAAGCCGGACAAGGCCGGACGTACCCTGCTCCACTACTGCAAGTTCTGCAACGGCGTGGTGCTCTACGCCAGCGAGAACGACCCGGCCCTTGCCGGGCGGGGCTTCTACGACCACGGGAAATATCCCTTCGTGTTCGACCCGCTGTTTATGGAGGAGGACAGCCCGGCGGGCTTTGGCTATATCGATGTGATGAAGGAATGCCAGACCGCCATCGACAGGATGAACCATGCCATGGATGAAAATGTCCTGCTGGCATCCAAGCAGCGGTATGTGCTCAGCGACACGGCGGGCGTGAACGAGGAGGAACTGGCTGATCTCAGCCGGGACATCGTCCATGTGGCCGGGCGGCTGGGAGACGAGAGTTTCCGTCCATTGCAGACCGCCGGTTTGCAGGGGAACAGCCTGAGTTACCGCAACAGCCGCATTGAGGAGCTGAAGGAGATCAGCGGAAACCGGGATATGACCCAGGGCGGCACCGCAGGCGGCGTGACGGCGGCAAGTGCCATTGCGGCCCTGCAGGAGGCGGGCAGCAAGCTCTCCCGCGATATGCTCAAAAGTGCCTACAGGGCCTTTGCAAGGGAGTGCTACCTCATCATTGACCTGATGCGGCAGTTTTACGATGAGGAGCGGGTGTTCCGTGTCATCGGGCCTGCCGGAGGCAGGGAGTTCGTGCCCTTTTCCGGGGCGGCGCTGCGTGCCCGCCCCATGGGATTGATGGGCGGCGTTGAGCTGGGAAGCCGGGAACCGGTGTTTGATATCGTGGTGAGCGCTGAGAAGAAATCTACCTTCAGCCGCCTTTCCCAGAATGAAACGGCGAAGGAGTGCTACCAGCTGGGTTTCTTTGCACCCCAGAATGCCGACGCGGCCCTGGCGGCACTGGAGATGATGGACTTTGAGGGCATCGAAAAAGTGCGCCAGAGGGTGCGGCAGAACGGCACGCTGGCACAGAAGCTGACGGCGGCCCAGATGCAGATCGCGCGGTTCCACGAGAAATTGAGCGGCGCGGAGGAAAATCTGAGCACAAGAGCATTGGCGAAGAACCTCTCCGGCGCTTTGCGCCAGCTCTCCTGACAGGAGAGCCAGGTTCACGCTGCTGCTGGCTTGCCTCCCCTATGAGGGGAGGTGTCACCGCAGGTGACGGAGAGGTTTTACATGAGAAGGAGGCAGAAATGATCAAAGTGAATTATACGGAATTGGATGGCCCTTACGGCCCGGCCATGCGTCTGGAGGCGGCGGGCCATGCAGGCTATGCCCCGGCAGGGCAGGATATCGTGTGTGCCGGTGTCAGCACCCTGATGCAGGCACTGGTCAGCCTGCTGGCGGGTGAGGAGAACGCCCACAGCGATGCTTTTGACGAGCCCGATGGCCCCCGCCTGACGGTGACTGCTGCCCGGCCCTGTACCGCATGGGTCGAGGGGGCCTTTGAGCTGGCCAAGGCGGGCTTTGCCCTGCTGGCTGAGCGCTACCCGGACAATGTACGCTTTGCCGACCGGAGTGCCCGGGGCAAGCAGGAGATGATGGACCTGCAGCTGTTTGCTGACGGCGGCGAAGCGGCTGCCCCTGCCCTGAGCGCGGCCCAGGAGCAGCAGGCTGTGGCATCGGGTACCATGAAGCCCGGTGAGAAAGCGGACGCAAAGCAGAAGACGACCGCCCCGGAGGGGGAGAAGGAGGTGAAAGAGACCGAACCGGTCAAGGCGGAAGAAGGGCAGGAACAGGAACCGCCCCACACTGCGCTGCCAAAACGTTTCCCGGGAAGCCAGGCTGTGGATGCCCTGCACCGGCGCTGGGCTGCCGAGGAGGCCATGATGCGCCGGGCAGTGCCGGAGTTTTCCCTGCAAAAGGAGCTGGCGGACCCCGAGATGCGCCGCCTGATGCAGCTGCCCGGGATGCGGATGCTGGATGCCTACCGGCTGGCCCACTACGGGGATGCCATGCGCCAGACTGCCCGCACCGTGGAGCAGGGCGTGGTGGAGCGCATCCGCCAGCGCGGGGCACGCCCTGCTGAAAACGGCACCCACTCCGGCAGCGCCGCCGTGACCGGTGCGGATGTGAACCGGATGACCCGCAGCCAGCGGGAAGCGCTGGAACGTCAGGCGCTCCATGGCGCAAAGATCAGTTTTTGAGGGAAAACCCTCTCACCGCTTCGGTCGGGCTTTGCCAGCGCCTTGCGGAGCTCCCCCGAAGGGGGAGCTTGAAATCAATGAAAGAAAGGATAATGACTATGAACAACTTCAACATTCAGCTGTTTGCCGAAACTCCCCTGAACTCCACCACCACCATGACCCCGGAGATGAAGACCTTCTATGAGAAGCGCCTCATCGACCAGGCAGAGCCCCGGCTGGTGCATGACCAGTTTGCGGATTACTATCCTGTGCCCCAGAACGGCGGCAAGACCATCGAGTTCCGCAAGTACGACAGCCTGCCCAAGGCCAGCACCCCGCTGACCGAGGGTGTTACCCCCAATGGTCAGGCCCTGAACGTGACCAGCATCACCAGCGACCTGCACCAGTACGGCGGCTGGACCCCGCTGACCGATGTTTTGCAGATGACCGCCATCGACAACAACGTGGTGCAGGCCACCCGTGTGCTGGCAAGCCAGGCGGGCCGCACCATGGACAGCATCACCCGTGATGTGCTGGCGGGCGGCACCAATGTGATCTATGCGCCCAAGCTGGCCGCAGACGGCACCGAGACTGCCGTTGCCAGCCGCAAGGCACTGGACAAGACCTGCACCCTGACCCCGAAGCTGTTCTTTCAGGCAGCGGCAGCCGATGGCGCGGGCAACCT